AACGCCCGCCGCCAAGCGGGCGTTTTTGTTTCTGCGCTCAATGCCGCAATGGTTCGCCGGCAGATCAACACGCCGCAACGCCAAGCCGCGTTTCTCGCACAGGTCGGGCACGAGTCCGGCGAGCTGAATCACGTGCGCGAATTGGGCGGCGACCAGTACCTGAGCAAGTACGACACCGGCACTCTGGCCGCACGGCTGGGCAACACGCCCGAGGCCGACGGCGATGGCCAGCGCTACCGTGGCCGTGGGCTGATCCAGATCACCGGCCACAACAACTATCTGCGCTGCAGCTTGGCGCTGTTCGGCGACGAGCGTTTGTTGCGCACGCCTGGGTTGCTAGAGCTGCCGCAGTGGGCCGCCGAGTCGGCCGCGTGGTTCTGGTGGGTTCGCGGGCTGAATGCTCTGGCGGATCAGGGCGAGTTCGAGGCAATCACCCGCAAGATCAACGGAGGGCTGAACGGTCTGCAGGAGCGCCTGCAGTTGTGGGGGCGGGCGAGGGCGGTGTTATGCGCCTCGGCGAACTGATCCCGACGCGGTATCGGCTGTTTGGCAAAGTGGTGCTGTTGGGAATTCTGGCCGGATGGTCTGCGGCCATCGCCTGGCAAGTGCAGGATTGGCGCTACGGCAAACAGCTTGCCGAGCAAGTTCGCCTTCACACCGAAGCTCTCAATCAACTGGCCCTGGCCTCGGCCGCTCAGCAGCGTGTCGAACAAGACAAACGCCTCGCGCTCGAGCAGCGCTTGGCATCCAGTGAACAAACATATTACCGAGCCCTGAACGATGTTCAACGTGATCAAGGTCGCCTGCGCGACCGCCTTGCCACTGCTGATCTGCGCCTGTCAGTCCTACTCGACGCCACCACCGGCGCCGGCAGTGGATCGGTGTCAGTCACCACCGCCACCGGCGGCGTGGTTCATGGCCCCACAAGAGCCGAACTTGACCCAGCGCATGCTCAACGAATTATCGGCGTCACCGATGACGGCGACCGGGGGCTGATTGCTCTCGCAGCCTGTCAGGCATACGCCAAAGAAGTCTCAACACCGAAGTAAAAAAGAGCGGCCGGTCCGGATGCGTCAACATCCGGACCGACCGCCGTCCCTGCAGATGGTCCCTGCAAGTCCAGCCAAGGCTCTTGCTCCGTGCACAAAGCGCGGCGAGCCTAGCACCTGTTTATCCATACAGTAAAGGTCTTGCTCTTTATGTCTACACCCATCATTCCTTGGATGGGCGGCAAACGCCGCCTGGCCGACCGCCTCGTTCCGCTTTTTCCGCCACACGAATGCTACGTCGAAGTCTTTGCCGGCGGTGCCGCGCTCTACTTCATGAAGCCCCAGCCATCGCCCGTGGAAGTCCTCAACGACATCAACGGCGACCTGGTCACGCTTTATCGCGTCGTGCAGAACCACCTCGAAGAATTTGTGCGCCAATTCAAATGGGCGCTTAGTTCGCGACAGGTGTTCGAATGGCAGAAGATGACCCGCCCTGAAACCCTCACCGACATCCAGCGTGCCGCCCGATTCTTCTACCTACAGCACCATGCCTTCGCCGGTAAGGTCTCCGGTCAGACGTTCGGCACGGCGACTACCGCTCCGGCCATCAACCTGCTGCGCATCGAGGAGAACCTCTCGGCCGCGTGGCAACGCCTGTCCGGTACCTATGTCGAAAACCTGCCCTGGCTTGAATGCGCGGAGCGCTACGACCGTGCCCACACCTTCCACTACATGGACCCGCCTTACTGGCAGACTGCCGGATATGGCGTGGACTTTCCTTTCGAGAACTATGAACGGATGGCCGACTTCATGCGCCGCTGCAAAGGAAAGGTGATGGTGAGCATTAACGACCATCCCGACATCCGCCGCGTATTCGAAGGTTTCCATTTGGAAACCTTGGACATCCGCTACAGCAACACCAATCAGAGGCAGGGGAAGGCCGAAATCAGCGGCGAACTCGTGATCATGAACTGGGAGCCGGAAGCGCTAGGCGGGTTGTTCTGAAAAAACTTTTTCCAGTTAAGCTCTGAACAAAGACGGCTTGAGTCAGTGGTCTTATTGGGTTTCTCGTACTTGTGTGATCGCCTGGGGAGTGGGTGGGGCTAGAGGTGTTAAGCAGGAAGTATGGTTTTCGCACCCAGCGAGTTGAGGATAAACCTCGAACGATACTAGATATAATTGAATTGTATTAATCTGCTGTGAGTTTTACTTTTGATGGGCCGGTTTTCAAGAGCGTCCCAAATCTAATGCTAAATAGGTGAAGGCTTGAGCCTCATCGTGTGATAAAGCCTTTGACCGTTCTAGCTCCAGTAAAATAGTTATAAAAGAGTCTATCGAGCTAGGAGTGGCGCCAATTAACTCAAAGCTGCGCTCGAGCAGCGCTACGGTGAGTTCTTCTGAATTTGTTAGCGCCTCATTGTCGATTTTTCAATTATTCCAAATGTAATATCGGAAACTATTGGGCTAAGCAGTACTAGTTTTTGAAGAGTGTCATTATATTTTGGACTGATGGTGAGTGGCATCTTTATAGCTCCTTTTTTCATAATCTAGCCCTAAAGAATAAGGCAAAGGGCCATGTTCTAAAAGTTTTTTCTTGTACGCTATCGACTGGTTTGTATAGATTTTTATATGGTGACCTTAATGTAGTTCGTATTCTTTGTGCATTATCAATTGGTTAATGGGATTTTTCCCGATGGTCGACAACTGAAATGAGTTTTTGAACTAATTTACAGCAGCCGCTGGTCGTGAATGCCTTAATTTTTTTAACTTTGTTTCACGTTTGCTTTTCGTAATTGGGTGGGCAATACAGTCCGCGACGAAAAACTTTAGGAGAAATGAAATGGCTAATAGCGGAAATAACAATCCGGGCAATTTCGCAAATGATCACGAAAAAGCATCTGAAGCAGGACGCAAAGGTGGTCAGGCTTCCGGCGGAAATTTCGCGAATGATCCAGAGCGAGCGTCCGAAGCCGGCAAGAAAGGTGGCGAAAACAGTCACGGCGGTGGCCGGCAGGCTAGTGAGTCTTCGTAAGGAGGGCAGAAAGGCGGCGCGAGTCATGGTGGAAACTTTGCCAACGATCCTGAAAAAGCTTCCGAGGCAGGCAAGAAAGGTGGTCAGCACAGCCACGGAGGGAACAATAAATCGTAAAACAGCGTAAGTCGCCAGGTCTCGCCCATTCGGTCGCGAGGCCTGGCGCAACTTGACGAGGTGGATCTATGCAGCTTTGGTTTATCTGTACTTTTCTTTGCATCACGATAGTTTGGGTCACCGTGGTCGCGTTAATTGTCTATTCCATGGCCTTTGCTTGACCGCATTCATTACGCTTTGAGCGTTATTCTGCTCCGCGATATTTTTGGCCCGCATGGTGTCCTTCAGCCTACGCCCGTGAATGCAAGCTTCGTCACAAATCCCCTTCCGGCGCATGTCTGGCAGTCGTCCCGTGCTCCAAATCGATCCATACACGATGGGCATGTGCAGAACGCTGCCGATTCAATGTGAGGTCGCACCTTTTGAAAAGTCCGCAGATCGCGCTCTTCCTGCGCCACTTGGCCAACATCGACCAATGCTCGGTACGTGTCGGCGTCGTCGATGGGGCTGCAGTCGACGCCACGGATGACCCGTTCAGTTTCGACCAACTGGTATTGCTGCCCATACATGGCCAGGATCAGTCCGGAAATTTTGCCAATGTTCCTGGAGAGCCCCAGGTTGAGATGTACGCCTTCTGGACCAGAGTAAACCTTCCCGTCGTAAGCGAATGACGCGCCTCGCGACGTGGCAGATGCGAAGTTGAATATGGACCGGCTGATGGTGCCCAGCAGCTTTCCGTTGTCGATCTGCACGACTTTGTAGGTCGACGCGCCGCGGTAATGGCCCGGCGAATTCTGCAGCTCCTCTACGGCGTGCCAGTAAGCAGCGTCTGCCATCTCGTTCATGTCGAACCGTTCAATCTGATCGATCAGCCCCTCTGTTTGCAGCGCCGCTGACATCTCATGAAGGGTTTCTCGGTGCCCTTCGGGGTTTTGCATGCGGAAATCTTGATCATCGAGAGTTGAACGCCATCGCTGGAGTCGGAGGGCTTTCGCCTGGTCGAAATTCATGGGAGCGGATTCACTGTACAAATGCTGTATGCATGTACAGTAATCGAGTCGCGCAAGGTGGGCGAGGGTGAAGCGACGAGCTGTAACCAGTCATCTTCGAAATGACGTCTCTGACAACCGTAGGGGCGGCCGGTGCGTGGGGTGGGCGACGAACCCTAGTGTCCGCTATCGGCCATTAGCGGACGCTCACAAGCGACCGCTA